CAAGGGGTGAAGATAAAAATTTTTCAAATTTCCAACCTATAATTAAATTATAGGCAAACATTCAAGTAGGAGTAGAATTATGTGTTGTTGTAATGAAGACCTCGGCTCCAGGACTGCAAGAGAGGACCTGGAAGAAGCCATTGAACGTTCCAAGAAGTCCAAGAAGGGCTCGGCAGCCATGTACTGGGGCAGGGTTACCTATCAGAATGGAATCTCCCACGAGGACATCAAGCCCATCGCCCAGCTCACAACCCTACCCAAGTGGCAGAAGGAATTCAAGAAGTCAAAGAAATCCGGCAAGTATGCCTGGTTCTCCGGAAAATTTGGAAATCTGAAGGTGGTGTAGGCATAACCTATTAAAGTTATAGGGAATACAGAAACTAAAGTAACCCAGGCTTTCGCTATGATTGCCTGGTATTTTTATGTTTGAATCTCAAGCATCTATATGCCTATTCTAGCCTCAACCAAGCCTCTATACTTGCCAGCTATAAGACCTTCTGGAGGAGGGAAATCTATCCCTATACTATTAGAGAATATAGGGACTATAGAGACTTCTGTTGTCTGGTATAATCATAACCAAGGGCATTCGTGGCGGTCACGTTGTACACTCACATCCATTACTGGATATCGTCCTTGGTATCCCTCCATTGCTGGACAGGTGACGGTTTGTTATCATCGCTTTGGCTTGTTAGTCCGTGAGAATCTGAATTCCTTCAGAACCAATATGTAGACACGGAACTGGTAGGTAGATAGGCTTGATTTAATCCTGTATAGGGAGATTGGTTTCTTGTTCCCTTACCTATAACTCATTGGGTTGAGCCTAGGGCTTTCAGCAGGAACCTTCGCTTTTCACCGGTGCCAAACACTAACGCCTGTTAGCTATCAAGAGGTTTGTTTACCCCTCACCTGGGTTACTCGCCTGGAAGGCTCATTCTTTGGTCTAATTATAGGGAACTACCTTTATAACAAAAATAGAACCCTCTCGGAAGGCCGCCACCTATCAAATCCAAGAGGGTTCTTTAAATTCTTCTAGGCGGCGACCTATATATTCAATAAATAAAAAGGTCAAGCCGCCTATATTTCAATTATAGGATGTATCCTATGTTTTTCATTTATAATAAATAATTTCAGCCATTCATCTAAAACTAATTATAGATATATACCCATATACCACGAATAACCGGGTATAAACGGGGTTTAAAGCCATTTTCTTTGTCTAGGCATATATTTATATCACTGAATAAAATAACGGCTTATATGCCCGTTTATGACGGTTTTAAGAAAAATTAAAAATTTTTAATTTCACCCCTTGGATTTTTCCAAAAATAATTTTATATTTTATGATGTAAAATTTAAAAGAGGTTCTGAAATGGAAATTCTTATCAAATTGGTTCAACTCACAACTTTCGTAATCTGTAACTTCTAGAAGACAAAACAATGGAAATGACAAACGAACTCTACAATTCCTGCAAGGGTACAATCTACAAGGCTTGCCGCAAGTATTTCAAGGCTTGCCCTCATCTTGAATTTGATGAACTTCTCTCCCAGGCAAACATGATTTTCTGTAATGCCGCAATGAGCTTTGACGAGTCCAAGGGTGCAAAGTTTAATTCCTGGCTCACAACCCAGCTTCAGCGTCTCTCTGAAAACATCGGAAAGGAACAAGGCTTCAATGATATGAAAGGTGTTCGCTCTATGAACTTCAGCCTTGACTACCAGGAAGACGGTGACCGTGATGATGAAGGTAATTCCAACGCCCTCACCTCCTGCACCGAATATACCTTGAAGATGAATGAGGATGGTGATGGAGAAACCTGGGAACACCGTATCCCGGAATTCCAGCGTTACTTTGACAAGATGAGTGATGACGCCAAGCAGATTTTCAATGACATCCTTGATGGTTACCTTTATCCTGATGCACAGAAGGCAAGTATGATGGGACGTAAGGCCTTCCTTGCAGCAGCCACTGACATCAATGCCCTCAAGATGTTCAAGCGCAGATATGCAAAGTTTGGCTGGACAGTTAACCGAGTCTCTGGTGCCCGTCAGGAACTTGTGGATATGATTAAGCTCTGGAAGGGTGATAAACTTCCCTGCAAGCTGACCCGCAACATTGAAAAGTTCGTAGCAAAGGAATTGTTCTAACCTAGATTTGGTTCAATCCTATAATTCAAGTATAACAATCCAATTAAGGAGAAAAGTAATGAGTGTTTCGGTTTTAAAGCACGGAGTCTGCTATAAAAATCACATGGTTATTCGTTGCCATAATTGCGGTTGTGTTGCAGAATTTAAAAATGTTAAGGAAGATTATGCCAAATGTCCAGAATGTTTCTGCGAAAATACTGTTCACTTCCTGGAACATGAAGAATTTAAACTGCTTAAAGAAGAAATTAAGAACGAAGACTAAACTGGAGAAAACAATGGAATTCATATTGCATTCACTGGCAGTTCCCAACATCTATTCCTATGGGATAATCACGGGACGTTTTGACAAGATTGCCAAGCTCATCATTGATAACATCAAGACCGGAAAGTTCAAGGAATCAGACATCAAGTACGTTGTCCCTACCGGAAAGGAACATATCCCGGAACTCCGTTTGGAACGAAAAATCAGCAAGTTCGTTCTCTGCATCAATGATGGAGAAACTGTTCGCTTCAAGCGTGGTGGACTCCAGCCGTTACTGAAGTGGGCTGTTGATGAGTTCAACTCCGGCAATATCTCACAGAAACATTCCTGCTTCCTTTCACCCATCTACAAGAAGGTATAACAATGAAAAAGCTCATCAAGAAAATCCTCAAGTTCTTTGGCATTGAAGAACTCCACTACATCTGCCAGCAGGAATTTGAAATCACCTGCCGCTCTTTCTTCCCGGAATGTCAGTTTATCAGAGGTGTTGATGGCAACGGTGAAGAATATTCTACCCTTATGATTGAGGATGACGATATGTTTTCCACAGTCTCCTGGTCACCTAGCGGTATTGAATTCAAGGAGTGGGTAAGTGGTCACAGGTTCTATATTGACAAGGCTGAAGAATTTATCAATGTCTTGAAGATGATTGAGAGCTGGAAACCGGAGTTTATTTCCTTTGAAGAAATTGAATCCGAAGACATTCCAACCGTTGAAATTCATTTTCCGCTATCCACTACAACCAAGTGGGAAGGATTCCATCCTTTGGAGAAAGAAAATGCCTCTAATTAAAGCTATAATCAAATTCGTGAAGACCTTGATTCCTGCTATCCTGGTAATCCTTGGCTATCACTTTAACGAAATCTCACTTGCCGTTGGCTTTGTAATCGGCTGGGCTCTATTCTCTGCCAACGCAACCTACTCCTACGAGAAGGGACTTGAAGAACTTTCCAAATATGTGAAAATTGAATATGAAGGAAGAACAACTAATAAAGAAGGTGAAAACCGAGATAAGTAAGGCTCGGAAGAAGCATCCTATTCTGTACAAGTACTGGACATCCAATAATAGGGCTAATATCAACAGTAGGCTTGAACACTTCCGGTCTTGCAATGATGCTGACGAAAAGAATGGTTGTCAATCTTTTGAGAGAGTCTGCCTTGAGGAATTGCTTGAGATTATCCAGGCTGCCCAGAATGGAGATGACAAAGAAAGAATTCACGAGACCTTACAATTGATTGGAGTGCTGGTTCGCTCCATACAGGAGAATCCGAATGGTGTTTGAAATTACTTATGATGGAATCCGAGGTAAACATATTGTCACAAATGAAAAATGGAATGTAGTGGTAAAGGATAAAGTGATGTCGGAAGCATATTTCCGATTGATAGCCAGGAAGGCTGGATTAATGATAATATTGAAATTGCTATGAAACATGACCCTAACTTATGGAAGTCTGTTGCCAGTGTTCGTGCAGAATGTGACTTGGAGACACTTGCCAGGTGCATGATTATGGCTAACTTTGAACATGTAAATGACAATTCCCATGATGAAATTGTAAATACTATTTGTAAAATTGCCAATATTGTATCAAGTGGTACCCAAGAAGCATAAAGGATATATCTATGAAATTTGACCAGTTAACTGCAGGATTAGCAGAAGGGAAAATCTTTGGAATGGGCCGAGGCCCTGCGTTAGAAATTGTTGCGTTCAGTGATTCATTGTGGCATGATTTGACCAAGGGTGTGGCAAATACTATAGGACATAATATTGGAGATGCCGTAGATAAAGCTTATTTCAAGGAAAAGGAGATTCAGAAGATAGATAACGCTAGATTGCGGGCTATTAAACGATGTTCGTTGTGGATGAAAGTTATTGCCCAGGCGGTGGAATATATTGAACCGAATATTGAACAATTGAAACGAAGTAAGGGTGATGATATCTATCAAGTATTGATGAAGTGTTTCCAGCCTTCAATTGAAGCATTGCTTTCCAATATGGATGTTGTATGGTTATCTACCTTGATGTCCGTAAATGATATTGTTGGAGAAGACGAAGTTAATCTCCATCAACAGTTATATTACATCTATGAACCTACACGTAATTATGGTCGCAATAAAATTGATTCGGCAAAGTCTCTTGCTGCCTGGTTTGAATATATTGAATTAGTATTTGATTACATTGAAGCAAATCGTGAAGAAAATCCAAAATATATGCCACAGATGCCAAAAAAGGTTGACAACAATTAGTTGACATATTATATTTTATTTATAACCAAAGGAGATTAATCTAATGCTTTCCGACTTGTTACATGTAAAAGATGAACTGGGTTCTATTGCAAGTAGTTTGGGACTTGAATGGAGGTTTACGTCAACTGAAACCCCTATGGAAATCAATATGTTCGTAGGGGATTTCAAATAAGCCAGAATTTATTTGGATTGTTCTTATCTAAGTGGTAACGTGAAAAATCCAATTGTTGACGTAGATTGTTATATTCCTGATGAACCTACGTGCTGTTATCCATTAATGTGGTACGCAATTAAAGAAGATGAAGACCCAGGTGATTTCATTAGAACAACGGTAACTGAACTTTTAAGTAAATATCTAAAAGGTGATAATTGATTATGCCTAAATTGTATTGTTATTCCCATAGTAACTTTAGACGTAAATTGGAAGCGGAACAGTGGAATGATGAAAATCTTCCTCTAGATTCTGCGTTTATATGCATTGGATGTACACCAGAATGCCAGGAATATTGTGGCCCATCATTTGCATTGTTTGACACATTTGATTTGAATAACTCACATAGTAATGTATTGCAGGTCCGATTTGATGATATTGATTCTCAAACCGTTGTTGCCGAAGACTTGAATGTTGCTGGTAGGTTCTATACCATTACTGGAGTTACCGATGCCCAGGCTAAGATTATCGTTGACTTCATTGAAGAAATGAAGGAATAAGATAGGCGGTCTCCTTCGGGAGGTCGTTTTGGATTTACTCTATAATTTGATTGAGGTTATATGGAATTATTGAAGAAAGTTGATGTGAGTATTGAAAACAAGGTTATCGGTTATATGGTAACCAGTACCCCAATTCTTAATGAAATCAGAAACATTGTAGACCCATCACACTTTGAAAGCCCTATTGCTCGTATTGTAAGCGGCTGGGTTATTGATTTCTACGATAGAACCAACGAGGCTCCAGGAAAGGCAATCGCAGACATCTATATGATGAAGAAGGATTCTATCAGCGAGGCAGATGCCCAGCTTGTATATGCTTTCCTTCAGAATTGCAGCGAAAAATGGCAGCCTACCAACTTTGAATATTCAAAAAAGATTACCGTTGACTATATCCAGGAACGTTCAATGAAGAAGTTGGTTGAACGTCTGAATAGCAAGGTTGGTACAAGTATCCAAGAATGCCAGGCAATCATTGCAGAGTACATCAAGCCGGAGACCTACCATAGCAAGTCCATTGATATCTTGAATGATAGTGGATTTGTCAGCAATGCCTTCAACGAAGAAGATGAAGAACTGTTTGTCCTCCCTGGAGACCTTGGCAAGGTTACCGGTAATTTCTGCCGTGGTGATTTTGTATCATTCCTGGCTCCTCCAAAGCGAGGTAAGACCTGGTGGATGATGGACTTGGCTATGACAGCATTCTTGCAAGGATGTAAGGTCCTCTTTATCAGCCTTGAAATGACCGAGAAGCAGATGGCTCGTAGATTCTGGCAGTTCCTCTCCGGTTGCTCTAGGGATGGGAAGGAGGCTGATTCGGCATACTTTGAGCCAATCGGTGAAGACCGTTGGGAACTGATTCCATCCAAGTACAATACAATCAAGGTTGACAATAGAATTGAATCCATTGAGAAGATTCAGGCTAACTTCAAGAAGTATTCTAATGGTGGTGAATTAAAGCTCCGAAGATACGATACCGGCTCACTTTCCTTGCGAGACTTGAAGAATGAATTGAAGACCTTGGAAATGTTTGAAAATTTCGTTCCTGATGTCATTGTACTGGATTATGCTGACATTATGAAGATGAACAATACAAAGGACAAGCGTTTCAGTCTTGATGAACTTTGGTTGGGACTCCGAGGTCTTAATATGGAAACCAATAGTTGCCTAATCACAGCCTCGCAGGCAGGTAGAGCCACTGTTACCGGTGATAAGGATGCAGATGAATCCGATATTGCAGAAGCAGTTTCCAAGTTGAACCATGTTACAAAGATGATTACCATCAATCAAAACAAGGAAGATAAGAAGAATGGAGTCTATCGTCTTAACTGCAATACTACTCGCGATGGCGGTGTTGTGTATGATACTGCTGTTGTCACATCTTGCCTCGCTATTGGTCGCCCTTATATGGACTGTCATCTCCTGGGCAATGTTGATATGGGCAGAACGAAAGATGATTCTCCGAAAGTTAGTCAGTTCCATCGCTCGTAGAAATTCTTAAAAATTTTTATTTTTACCCTTGGATTTCTTGTCAAAACATATTATATTTATGATGTGAAATTCAAAAAGGAGTTTAAAATGGAAATTATCTACAAGACAATCATCGTTGTTGGTTTCGTATCCCTCTGGTTGGCACTTTGCCTCATCTAATGGTTTAACCCTATAATTCAAACATAACCTAAATAAGGAATCAAAATGAAGAAGAAAATCAAAATCCTCCGTAATCAGTTTACCAAGGAACTTGAAGATGATGTGAACCTCGCTCTCAAGGACCTCCCGTCCGATACCAAGGTTACCTTCACATCCTATGAATTTACTCCGGAAACCGGTAGAATTGGTGTTATGAAGGTCGCCATTCTTGAATACTTGTATGACCAGGTTGAAGAAGAAATCAACAACCGTATGGAATCTTTCGGCAAGGAAAAGATGGCTGAAAAGTTTGCCAATTTTCCGGAAAAGTGGTGGGACGCCAATGAACTCAAGTGGGTAACCCGTAATGAAGTTATGCGAACTTTCGCAGAAAATCTCGTTGGTTCCCAGGAATGGAAGGATGAACTCGCAAAAGTAACCAAGGAAGTAAAGGAGAACGCATAATGATTACTCTTGAAAAGACTGAATTGCTCAAGGCTCTCCGAGCCGTAATGCCTGGTGTTGAAAAGGGCTCCTGTGAAATTGAAGGTGCCGATACCATCCTCTTCAAGGATAACAAGATTCAGACCTACAATGGTATGGTTGCAGTTTCCAAGAAGCTGGAATGTGACAACTGTACCTTCGCAGTCAAGGCAGTTGACCTCTACAACCTTGTCAGCAAGATGAAGGAAGCGGCAGTGAACCTGGATGTTGATTCCGTTACAAGCAAGCTGAAGATTTCCTCCGGCAAGACGAAGGCTTCCCTGGCATTGCAGTCCACAGAATCCATTGAAAAGTACACTTCCAAGATTAAGGAAGGTGACCTCAAGGATTTGCCTGCTGACTTTGCTGATGCACTCAAGATTGTGCCTATCCAGAATAACTCCAACCCGGACCTCCAGGGTGTGGCAGTTATCCCGACCGGTGATGTGTCTACTATGATTTCCACCGACCGCCAGCGTATCTCCTCCAAGAAGCTTTCTTCCAAGATTGAAGAAATGTTGGTTGATGATGGATTGCTCCTACAGGCAATCAAGGTCGGTAACCCGAAGAAGTATTCTATCACAGGTCCGTGGCTCAACTTTGTCTATGAAGATGGTACCCGTTTCTCTTGCACACGTAAGGACCATACCAGCTACCCTGGTGCAAAGATTCTTCCTGCCTTGGATAAGTTCAACGAAATGGCAGCAGTTGTTTCCGGCAAGCTCCCGAAGGATATTGTTGAAACTGTTGCCCGAGTGAACGTTCTTTCCGGTATTGCAGAAGTCAACAGTGAACATATTGTGAAGCTCACCTTTGACAAGGCAGGTATCAGTGTATATGCCGAAAATGCTGGTGGTAATGCTGAAGAATCCATTGATTGGGATACCACAATGAATATCCCGGATGACCTCAAGTCTGAAATCTGGGTTGCAAGTTCCTTCATTACCGAAGCAGTCAATAAGTCTATGGATTTCAAGCTGATTGACCGTGGTAACGGTAACCTGGCATTCATGTTTACCGGTGATGGCTATGTCTGTATGGTGACTAGCCTCAAGAAGTCCTGATAAACCAGGCATAAACAGGCTGTAAGCCCATTTTTAATCCTGTGGGTATATTTATATGCCTTCAGGATTTTTTATGTTTAAGGGTTAATCTCTATAATTATATCAAGGAGATATCAATGACAGTACAAGTGAAAATTGACCCGACCACTGGTCTCACAAAGTGTGGTAATTCTATTGAAAAGGAAGATACTTGCCAGCTTCTTTTCAGTACGGTGCACGGGAATGGCCCGATGCATTTTGGTTTGGGTACCCCGAACGTGCTTTACAATGCCGAACAGCTTATTAGACATTCTATGACAAAGAAGGATGTGGGCTTGAAGGATGTTTGCCTTGACCCTCATACCTACTGGTCAATTGATAACCGACCGGTTGGTACAAAGCAGATTATTGACTCCGGCCTTTTCACTTACCTCTATGGCGGTGGCAAAAATGCGCCCTTGAAGGAAGTTGAACGTTTTTCGGAATACTACATTGAATTTGTCAACAATCATTTCAAGGAACATTGTTTCACCAACAATATGCCCTGGTTTGTGGAACTTGACCTTCATGGCCGATTCCCGTTGGAAGACTACCACCGAATCCAAAAGAAGCTCCTGGACTCCTGCCCGAACAGAGATTTCATTGGTGTCTGGCACGATGAATGGGGATTGAAACAGTTAGATGAAGTTTGCGAACGTTTTGACTACGTTAGCTTGTCATTGGCAGGTGGATGGAATTGGGACATTGTATTTGGTGTTGTAAGTTACATCAATAAGAAGTATCCAGGTCGCTGTATCCATCTTCTCGGTACCTCTGCTGTTAATGAATTGAGCTGGGGTGGTCTTATGAAACATTGTGATACTATGGACTGCACCAGATGGTCTGGAGATTCAAGATATGGTTTGAAATGCAGTGGTCATCCGAAACCTCAGCGTGGTAAGTGGGTAAAACCGGGAGAGGACTTTATCAACCAGCACCTCTTGAGGTTATTCCCTCGAAAGCCAGGTGAAGGTAAGGACCCTATTAGTGGTTGGAGTTATGCAAATCGTGAATCCGCTCTCTGGGTAATTTGCCAAGCATACGGTGAACTTACACGTGCCTGCCTTTATGGTCATCAGAAGCAGTGGGAAAATGGTAGCTTCCGTGGAGTAATTCAGAAAATCCTCCAGGGTAAGGGTGCCGAACTCCAGGAATCTGACATTACTGTGCCTATCTATGATATGGAATTTTTCCACCACGACAAAACTGGATATGATTTCTGGGCACCTGTTGACCACGAAAAAGGCTGGCATTACAAGGATAAATTCAAGAATACCGTTAATTTTATTAAGTCAATCTAAGGTAGCTCCCTATAATTGATTCAAGGAGATTGAAATGGAAATTGTATATAGAAACCCAATTGAACTGAAAGTCCTGGATAAGACACCTATTCGTGAAGAACGTTACAAGACAACCCCGTTTGTGGTAATCAATGAAAACAATGAAATTATTTTCGGAGAAAATGTAAATTCCTGTTCTATTCGTGATGATAAAGGAAATATTCAGTGCGTTCTCGTAAGAAGCGATGAAATTCCTAGCAGGTCTCTTGCCTTTGATATGCACTACCTTGGTATGACAGGCATCATTGACTTTGAAAATTTCAACAGTATGTCAAAGGAAAAAACTGGAGCACCTTACGACCTTTTCCTCTGGGACGCCCAGCAGTTTGAAGCAAACGTTGCAAAGAAGAAATACAATAACCCAGTGACAACTCCTAAAGATGAGGAACTTTTCTAACTAAATTGGTGGAATTCTACAACTTACCCTAATTAAAGGAGAAATAAAATGAAGGATAAACTTATCATCGTATCCGGTGGAATGGATTCAATCACCCTGCTCTATCAGTACAAGGATGAAATCGGTATGGCGCTTTCGTTCGCCTACGGCTCTAACCACTCCGAAAATGAACTCAAGTGGGCAAAGTACCACTGTGAAAAACTTGGTATTCCTCATAAGGTTGTAAACCTTGACTTTATGAAGGATTTCGGTTCCTCGCTTACCTCCGGTGCCGATGCAATTCCTGAAGGTCATTACCAGGAAGAATCAATGAAGTCCACGGTGGTTCCTTTCCGAAATGGAATTATGCTTGCTGTGGCTGCAGGATATGCCGAAGCCAATGGTCTTTCCACCCTCACCCTTGCTAGTCACTTTGGTGACCACGCCATCTATCCGGATTGTCGTGCTGATTTCAGTGATGCAATCTCCAAGGCAATTGAACTGGGAACGTACAATGGTATTAAGGTGTTTGCCCCTTATTCCGTGAACAAGCAGACCAAGACCGATATTTGTAGAATTGGTACTAAACTTGGTGTTGACTATGCAAAGACCTGGTCCTGTTACAAGGGTGGTCATAAGCATTGTGGAAAGTGTGGAACCTGTGTTGAACGAAAGGAAGCATTCCATGATGCTGGTGTTAAAGACCCCACTGAATATGAAGAAAATTAAAAATTTTTAACTTTATCCCTTGACAAAATGCATAAATAATACTATATTATAGGCATAAGATTAAGGAATGTTTCCTAATCAAGAATAAAAGGATAACAAAATGATTACTATCAACGAAACCAAAGAAACCATCACCTTCATTGAAAATGGTAACGAAATCAAGCAGATTAAGAGAGCCAGCCGAAACAGCCAGTATTGCTTCGTGAAAAAGATGGGTATTGATTCTTTTGACTGGAATTGCAATGACTATGCAAAGAAGTTAAAGGTTGGTGCCGAAAAGTACATCAACGTAACTCCAGCGAAGAAGGAGCCGAAGGAACAGAATATGGAAAGTCAGGTTTCTGAAGAACCGGTTATTGCTGAAGAAAAGGTAACCTCTGAAGCAAACGTTGCTACCGAGGAAACTTTCAATTCCACTGTCGTTGAATCTGATGGCAGTGTGAAGATTTTTTCCAGCTCCGCAGTATAATTGAGTTACCAAAAAGGGTATCACTTCGGTGGTATCCACTTGGTAATTTAAAAGGGGTAAAATATATGACCGAAATTAACAAGACAGTAAAGAAGTTCCTTGACTGGAACGAATTTGAAGACATGATGTTTAGTCTTCAGAATATGGCAGCAAGTAAGAATTTCACTGGGGTATATGGACTTCCGAGAGGTGGACTTGTGATTGCTACCGTACTTTCCAACCGCCTGAATCTTCCTATGCTTACCGCTCCCTGCAAGGGTTGTATTGTAGTTGATGACCTGGCAGACTCTGGTGTAACTCTAAAGCATTATGCCGACTGCGGATACTTTATTGCAACCTGGGGGTGTAAGGACAAGACAATAGTTACTCCAGACTGGTTCTTTGAAAAATTTGAGGATTATCACTGGATTGTATTCCCGTGGGAAGGTTAATTCCTATAATTATTAAAACAAAGAGGTAAACAATGAAAAAGACCTATGAACTTGAACTCACAAACTATGAAATTGCAGGTGCCCATAATCTGAAGCTCCCGTATGAAAGTCCCTGCCAGAACCTTCACGGTCACAATTGGTTCGTCAATGTCTGGATTAAGGCAACAAAGTTGGCAGACCACGGTATGATTCTTGACTTTAAGCATATCAAGGATTACCTCAAGACCTATGACCATTCCTACATCAATGAAACCTTGAGTAAGTATGGTTACGATATTAACCCTACCGCTGAAAATATGGCAGAGGTTTTTGCAACCTATATTCTTGAACAGTGCAAGAAAGAAGGCTGCAATGACGTGACTGAAATCAAGGTAGGTGTTCAGGAAGCAGAACATAACATTGCATATTGCACCCTTAACCTGGAAGACTAAAATGTCAATGAAGAAGAAACCAGATTTTGACCACTCCAAGATTGAGCAGGCTGTAAAACTGATGTTTGAAGCTATTGGAGAAGACACCAGCCGACCTGGAATCATTGGTACTCCGGACCGTGTCGCAAGAGCTTTTGAAGAAATGTTTGAAGGCTGTAAATACACCAACAAGGAAATTGCTGAAGGTAACAAGGTTCTCTTTGATACAGAAAGTGGTGACCTGGTGGTTGAAGAAATTAGTGGTCCGGGTATTGGTAGTGTATGTGAACACCACTTACTTCCAATGTTTGACTCCAGGGTATTTGTAGCATATATTCCCAAGGGTAAGGTAATTGGTCTTTCAAAGTTGGCTCGTATTGTTCAGCTTGTTGGTCATCGTCCCAGCCTGCAAGAAAAGTGGGGTTCTGATGTTGCAGAATGTGTGAAGATTGCAACCGGCTCCGAGGATGTTGCTGTGGTAATCTATTCAAAACATGGCTGTATTCAGTGGCGTGGTGCAAAGTCCAATGTGACCACAAAGACCTCAAGTCTCCACGGAATTTTCAGAACCAACAGCGACCTCCGTACAGAACTCTATTCAATCATTAAGGAGAAGTAATATGCTTCCAGTTCTTGAAATTTTCCACTCTATTGATGGCGAAGGTCTCCGCACCGGCGAACTCTCAACATTTGTACGCCTGAAGGGTTGTAACCTCCACTGTGTATTCTGCGATACTGCATATAGTATCCCTATGAATGACAAAGGTGTTACCAAGATGGAAGTCAATGAAATTGTGGCAAACTGTAGGTACCACAATGTTACAATTACCGGTGGTGAACCTCTTATCCATTCAGAAACTATGCAGTTGGTTGAGGAATTGATTCTTGCAGGTCATCATGTAAACATTGAAACAAATGGAACCCAGGATACAACATCTCATTTTCCGAATATGTTCTACACCGTGGATTACAAGACAATCTACAGTGGACATTCTGGTGACATGAATCCATCGGCATTCAGCAATCTTACTGCAAATGATGTGGTCAAGGTGGTTGCAGCTAATCGTGAGGACCTTGAAGATGCCTACAATTGGTTCACCAAGTTCTATGGTAATCTTGCACCTGTTGAACGTCCTTGGCTCTACATTAGTCCGGTATTTGGAAAAATTGAACCTAGTGAATTGGTTGATTGGGTAAAGGAAAAGAACCTTGATTGTAAGACCCGAGTACAGGTTCAACTTCACAAGGTTATCTGGAACCCGAACGAACGAATGGTCTAGAATGTAAACAATTGGAGACCTGAAATATGGTCTCCTTCTTTTTTGAGTAATTATGGCTATTTCTAAAGACTCTAAATTTATTTCCTGGGACATTGAAACTTATAAATGCTGTTTCATCATCGCTTTTGAAGACAAGGAAGGTCCTGCTGATTACATCACCTGTGACCACGTTGATGCAGTCATTGTCAAGGATTTCTTGAACTCCCTGAAGAATTATGATATTCATACCACCTACAATGGTAAGGGTTTTGACATCAAGGTTCTTTCTTGGATTGTGGATGAATATGAACGCAATCCCAGGCGCAGATTCATTCCTGTAAGAGAAGTAGGCTATGAGGCACAGCTTTACATTGAAGAAAACAATAAGAAGCTCCCGAAGCCTGCTTGTAAGAGCAAGATATGGTCTGCCCCATATTCCAAGATTTTAGAAGTCCGCAAGAACCACTTTGACCTTATGACCTATACTGGTGGTCATTCCTTGAAGTATTGGGAACTGGCGAGAGGCTGGTCTATCAAGGAATCCGAGACCGACTTTGCTGCTGAATCAATGACAAAGGAAGAAGTCCTGGAGGCTGCCAAGTATTGTAGACATGATGTTCACGCCACCTGGAAACTCACCATTGAAAAGAATTGCATTGAAAAGTTGATGGGTCGTGAATGGGTTCTTTCGCAGATTAAGAACAGCAAGACAACCACGGATATGACCGATGCTGAACTTGCCGAAATCTATGTCTATGATGAAGACCCTAATCTCTATGAATATGTCCATAATCCTGATGAGGCAGATGGTAAAACTAAGATTCTTGAGGAATCAGCATACGACCTGGTTCCCTGGAAAGAATTCAATTCTCCAAAGGCTGTGAAATACGGTCTACAGAAGATTGCAAACGGAGATTGGACGAAGGGGTTCGTTTGGAATGGCAAGGAAACCGTAAAGGTTGAAGAACAAAGTTCCGAAGAAATTAAGAGAGATGGTATCAACCCCTATATGTCTCTTGTCAAGTCCAAACGACTTGAAAAAGAAAACTGGGCAGCATTCGGTTCCGGTGGTGCTCACTTCTGCAAGCCAGGCAAGAATAAGAAGACTAAAATCTTTGACGTTGCTTCTCTATACCCTCATATTATCCGAGGATTCATCGGTCTGAAGACAAAGAAGGCTCTGAAGCGTTACTATGATTGTGTCTTGAAACGAATTGACCTGAAGCGTTTGAAGAAGACAAATCCGGAACTTTATTCAAAGGCAATGGATTTGGGTCTCAAGTTGATTCTGAACTCCCTTTCCGGAAAGTTCGGTATGGCAGGTTCCTTGGCCTATGCTCCCAACCATCGCCTGGCTATGTGTATCATTGGTCAGTTGCTTATCACGGAGGCCACCGCCTATGCCTGTGGTATGGACGAGAATGGTAATGTCCATCTTGAAAACTGCGTAGAAATCAACACTGACTCATTTGCAGTTGACCAGGATGAGGAGATTGCAAGAGCTCGTGAATACTGCTCCAAGAAGCAACATGACTGGTTCACATTTGAAGAAGATGATTTCCCGTTGAGCTATTGGAAGGATGTCAACCACTATGTTGTTTTCGGTGATGAAGAAGGCAAGGAAATCAAGGAATTCCACGGTGATGATGCCATTGAAAATGAGCCTATCATCTTGAAGAGTTGTTACTTTAACTCGGTAAAGCCTGAAGGTAGCAAGCCGGAACTCATTGAATCCGATGATATCGGAGATTGGCTGGTGAAGTATAACAAGCCTGCTAGTTCCAAGTCAGCGGCAATTGATGGAAAGCCTATGAGATTCAAGAACTATGGATTCCTCTGGGTGACAAAGGATTGTCCCGGTGCTGTGGATGTAAGATTCAATTCTGAAAACTACACCGATGAAGGCATTATCAGCCCTAGACGAGGAAAGGTAATTATGGGTGGCGTTGAGGAGGCGAAGGATTACATCCAGTACCTTGACAAGGAACAATACCTTGAAGACCTGAAGAAACTCCTTGTGACCTGGAGACGCTCCGATATGGCAGTGGAGTTGGATATCTTTGGTAACGTTCGCAGGAAGAGGAATCCTCCGGAGTTATCAACTTGGGAAAAATTGAAGAATGGTTCCCTGGTTGAAACCAACGATTGTGACCTTTTCTAAACTGGGTGACTTTTCTATTTATTATTATTCTATTGAACTGATAAAAGAGGTAAAAATGATTGCAGTTAGAAAGCGTGATGGTATCCTGGTCCCGTTCAGCAAGGAAAAGATTTTCGGTGCTGTTGGCAAGGCCTACAACGAATATATTCCGAAGGATTGGTATGAATCCACCGATGCAGTGAAGTTGCAGGAACGCCTGGATTTCGTCACCGATATCACTATGGAAGTTTCCAAGAAGGTTTCCGAAATCAAGCAATCCTGTGTGGATGTTGAAGCTATCCAGGATATTGTCATCAAGTGTCTGAAGGAAAAGAATAAGGATGTCGCCAAGATTTACAGTGACTACCGAAAGAAGCGAACGAAGGTTAGAGAAAAGAACTCTGCCGTTATGAAGGCTATCGGTAAGATTTCCGGTGAAGATTCCAAGTCCTTGAATGTCAAACGTGACAATGCAAACATTGATGGCGATTCCGCTATGGGTACTATGCTTCAGATTGGCTCCGAAGCCTCCAAGGAATTCTATCTATCCTCTATGATTAGTCCGGATATCGCACAGGCTCATATTGATGGCGATATTCATATTCACGACCTTGATTTCTATCGTCTTACCGAAACCTGCTGCCAGATTGATTTGATTAAGCTCTTTGAAGGTGGCTTCAATACCGGTCACGGTCATCTTCGTGAACCTAACTCCATCGGCACCGCAGCGGCTCTTGCAGCCATCGCAATCCAGGCAAACCAGAATGACCAGCACGGTGGTCAGAGTATCCCAAACTTTGACTATGCAATGGGCAAGTACGTCAAGAAGTCCTTTGAGAAGAATCTGAAACTCGTATGGTCTATCAACTTTTACCTCACAAAGGAACTTGCAGAAGAAAAGGCTTGGGAACTTACCAAGAAAGATACCCACCAGGCTATGGAAGGATTCATTCATAATTTGAATTCTATGCATTCCCGTGCAGGTGCTCAGGTACCGTTTAGCTCTATTAACTATGGCCTTGATACCAGCAAGGAAGGTCGTTTGGTGATGGAACAGTTGCTACTGGCTACCGAGGCAGGCCTTGGCAAGGGTGAAACACCAATCTTCCCGATTCAGATTTTCCGCTGCAAGGAAGGAATCAATCTCAACGAAGGAGAACCTAACTATGACCTTTTTGAATTGGCTTGTAAGGTTTCTGAAAAGCGTCTTTTCCCTAATTTTAGTTTTATTGACGCTCCATATAATCTTCAGTACTATAAACCAGGGAAGCCCGAAACTGAAGTGGCTTACATGGGCTGCAGGACAAGAGTCATCGGCAACGTATATGACCCCAACCGTCAGATTACTTATGGACGAGGAAATCTGTCCTTTACAAGCATCAATCTGCCCAGACTCGCAATTCGTGCCTCCGGAAATGCTCCTTACTTCTTCAAATTACTTGATGAAGAATTGGAGCTGGTCGCAAGACAATTGAAGGAAAGATTTGACGTTCAATGTAAGCGTCATCCGAAGAATTACCCATTCTTGATGAAGCAAGGAGTTTGGATTGATTCAGATAAATTGGGAGATAATGATGACATCACGGAAATTCTTAAGCACGGAACTCTCTCCATCGGATTCATTGGCTTGGCTGAAACATTGGTGGCTCTCACAGGGAAGCATCACGGAGAATCAGAAGAATCACAGAAACTTGGACTCCAGATTGTCAAGTACATTCGGGATTTCTGTGATAGTAAGTCCCAGGAAACCAAGATGAATTGGACTTGTCTTGCTACTCCTGCTGAAGGTCTAGCAGGTAGATTCGTCAAGATTGACCAGCGGAGATATGGAAAGATTCCTGGAGTAACTGACAAGGAATACTACACCAATAGCTTCCATATTCCTGTGGGCTACAAGACCACTGCTTTCCATAAGCTGGAAGTTGAAGGTCCTTATCACGCCCTCACTAATGCAGGTCATATCAGCTACATTGAGATTGATGGCGACCCTAGCAAGAATCACGATGCTTTCGTGAAGATTGTAAAACACATGGCAAAGACCGGTGTAGGATACGGTGCTATCAACCATCCGCTGGACCGTTGTCCGAAATGTGGTCACTCCGGAATCATCAATGAGGACAAGTGTCCGAAATGCGGCTATGATGAAATTGAACATCTTCGCAGAATCACGGGCTATCTTGTGGGTACACTTGACCGCTGGAATGATGGTAAGAAGGCGGAAGAAAGAGACCGAGTCAAACACGCATAAATTGGTCATAAATAGGCTGTAAGCCATTATTTCATGTCTAGCTATATAAATATATGGCTAGACTTTTTCTTTGTTTATAGGGCAGTTTATGCCGGTTTCAAAAAAAATTAAAAATTTTTAAAGAATACCCCTTGGATTTTCTTCAAAAGAATATTATATTTTATTATGTAAAATTTAATCAAGGAGATACAAAAATGCCTTACGCAATGGAAACACTTTTAAATCGCTTGGAAAAGAAGAATGCTGCTATCGCAAAGCGTGCCGCTACCACAAAGAAGCACGCACAGCGTTACTTGAAGAACCTCCAGAAGAAGACCAAAGAGGAAATGGAATGGGATTTCTCCTTTGATGATATGCTCAATTCCGCAAAGGAAATCAAGTACCTCATCAAGGAAAAGAAGGAAATCCTGAATCTCATTGATGAAGCAAAGAAGAATCAGATTACCCTTCCGGAAGTCCTGGTTAATTTCCAGGAAGAACTTCGCAAGAGCTTCATCAATGACCGCATCTTCCGTAGAGATTGGCTCAAAGGTGAGTGGGAAGAAACCTACCAACCTATGAGTGAGGCTTGCACCTACGAAATCTTTGACAAGTTCGTAAATAATAAGTATCGCAAGATGGTTGGCTGGAGCTACAATACCCGAGTTCATTTCCTCAAGAAGGATGCAGTAATTGATGATGAAGATAAGGCAGACCTGGAAATCTTCCTCAACGCACAGAAGGCTGATGCTTGGAAGAATGTAAATGGTGATAAGATGAATGAAAGTGATGAATCCATTGCAAAGCGTTCTGCAAAGGATGCAAAGGTCTTGGTAGAAGACTTATACAAGAGAACCTTCGGATTCACAGGCAACACGGAAGATTACAGCGGTCTCACTATTGATTGTGACAACAATGGTTACTCTATCATCAATGGCATCGTCAGAGGTGAAAGAGGTGCTTGCAAGGTTGAATCTATCGGAGCTGGTGGCTATAACATTCAGTGCTGGCATATCAGAGTGCTGGTTCACGCTATCTAATAATCCAGGGAGGACTCCACATCCTCCTAAACTTTTTAAGAAATTTTTAATTTCACCCTTGGAAATTATGAAAAAGAATACTATATTTAATGATGTAGAACCTGAAAAGGTATACGAACAGGAAGTCAAACAATTTCAGAGAGGTTTTAAGATGAGTCAGCAGGAAATGAAGAAGTTTATGGAAACCCAGGTATCCTGGATTGAGGTTGCCAGGTGGTATGAAGGTGAAAAGCTTGGTCGTGACCCTGGTGAAGAATTTGTTTCCAAGTGGGTCAAGGAACATGGTGCCGAATTCCGTAAGTGGTGGAACGAAAACCACTAATTGGCTTTAAACTATAATCCATTTAATCAAGGAGATTTAAAATGAAGTATTGTGAACTCAATGAAATGAAGTTTGAAGATTGGGATGGTAAGCCGTTTGAGGCAATTGTTGTTGACCACCCTAACATAACTCTCTTTGAGACTGATGAGCGAATTTTTCGTGGAGAACGTCTTTCCCCCCCTACCATCGTAGGCCGTGATGGAAACCGGTGGGTTGATGATACCGGCACAAAGTGGAATCACGTATACCCTATTGTCACGAATAGCCACCGCTCGGTTGCTGATGAAAATTTTGCCAATGAATTGGGCAAGATGAAAAATATGTGTCAAAAGTTGGAAGCTATGTACAAGGAATGTTCCGAATGTCGTGACAATTCAATCCTGGAACGTAATGCCTTGCAGAAGAAGGTTGAGGAACTTGAATCCAAGTTGGCAGAAAAATCTTAAAATACCCCTTGTATTTTCTTGGAAATAATTTTATATTTTATCTTGTAAAATTCAAAAGAAAGGAGATTTAAAATGAAGTTCAATGAAATGAAGGAAATGGAATTTGCGGATTGGAACGGTACTCCGTTTGAAGCATATCGTTGCAATAACTGTGATTCCCACTGTGATGGTTTGAAAACCAAAATCGTTAGTTATGTTAATGGTAAGTGGGTAACCAAGAACGGCATTGAATGGCTTCACGTTTATCCCGTGGATTTGAACAAGGAAAAGCCCAAACGAATGACTAACCGACAGCTTGCTATGTGGCTTGCAAAGGGTAATGGTCAAATGATGTATCTATCTCACGGTGACTTGTCTGTTGACAATTCTACTTGTTTGTCGGCTACTTACTACTATGTCTTGAGCCAAGAATCTTTTGAGTGCAATGACCGAATAAGAGTCCGCAAGTGGGATAGCGAAGAATGGGTTGAACCTACTATTGACTTGCTTTAACAATAGGAGATACAAGATGAAGTCCCTCAATACTCTCGCAAACAAAGTGCTTGACGCCTATCCGGTAACTCGTGACTACCTCAAGAAGGTAATTGCAGTTGAAGCTCTCCATACCAACACCAACCTGGCAATCACCCGTCTCCTGGAAATCATTGAATCCCAGCAGGCTCAACTGGATATCGGTTCCCGTACTCGTAAGTTCCGCACTTGCTGGGTAGATGTTCTCTGCAACCTGGCTTACGAGACGGTTGACCGTTTCAACAACCACCTCCCATTCTGTGACGTTCCTCGTAATCGTTTCCTCACGGAGGTCAATAAGAATGATTTCAGTCTTATGAAGCACTGGGGTCTTATCCGTCAGCGTCCTAACCACAAGTGGGCTATCACTCGTATGGGTATTGGTTTCCTCCTTCAGATTCCTGGTTTCCGATTCATTGATGACTCCATCTTGCAGGTAGGCGGTGTGAAGGATAACTATCGTCACAATCCCAAATCCAAGCCGATTAAACTTGATGACCTTATATCTGAACCTATCCAGATTCCTCTTTCCTACCGTGAAACTCTCCTTAACATCTTCAACGAAATGGAGCCGTAATATGAATGATTATCGTGTACACTTCAAGTTGAATGAAGAATCCCAGGTTTACCCGATTGAATTCTTCAAGAAAGTCTCGGCATTTGATTTCAATGATGCTGAAGACCGACTCCTGTACGAAATTCCGGAAGCAAAGATTATTCACACTGAACTCCTGACAAAGCCACAGGAACGAAAGAACCTTGATTACATTGATGCATACTGTGGTCCTAGCTATGGCAGCGAATGTGCGGAGGTATAAGATGATTTTCAGATACGAAACTCCGGATAAAGCAGTTTGTACTCTCCAAAAAGATAGCGGAGATATTACAGCAGAAGATGTGAAGAACTTCCAGGATTTCCTCCTGGCTATCCAGCACGCCAACGAAGAACATTGCATCGTTGAATCTACCTATTCCGCTTTAGATGATTGCAATGATGACAAAGAAGATGAGGACTAGGTAATTACCTATAATTTAGGAAACAAGGAGAATAAATGTCACTCTATACTAAATATCGCCCAGCTACACTGAATGAAATGTATGGTAACAAGACTCTGATTAAGAATCTGAAGTCCTATTTCAATCGTGAAGTTCACAATCACGTCCACCTTTTCTATGGTGGCTCCGGCTGTGGCAAGACCACCATTGCTAGAGCCATTGCAAAGGATATCCTGGGTGCTGATGAATTGAGTATCACTGAAATCAATGCCGCCAGCGATAACGGTATTGATATGACTCGCCAGATTCAGGAGTCTTGCAAGAACCTGCCACTCCTGGGTGGTAAGTCGGTTTACATTATTGACGAATGCCACATGCTTACAGGTCAGGCCAAGGGCTCTCTTTTGAAGACCTGTGAAGATGTTCCGGAACATGTATACATCCTATTTTGTACGACTAACCGAGATGCTTTCCTCAAGGGTAGCAAGGGAGAAACAACCAATGCTTTGAGCACTCGTTGTAGTCAGTGGAAGCTGGAACCTCTTAACCAGAATGATTCCTTGAGCCTGCTTGACTCTGTGATTAGCAAGGAAAAGATTACCTGCATCAGTGACCCGGTATTCTATGAAATCGGCAATGTATCCGAAGGCTCTCCTAGATTGATTCTCGTAAATCTTGAGAATGTATGTGACCCTAATCTTACCGATGAAGAACGAATGAATATCCTTCACGATGCCAAACATGAGGCAACATCGGAAGGTGTAAGTCAGTTGATGAAGGCCCTGCTCAACAAGGCTTCCTGGAAGGAAATTGGTTCAATTATCAAGGCAATCAAGCCGAGTGAGGAACCGGTAAGCCTTTCCAAGGCGATTATGAGTTATATGTCTGCTGTCCTTCTTAATGGTTGGAATGAGCAGGCTGCCAGTACCTTGCAGAACTTTGCCAAGCATACCGAGAATGGAGGCATCATCAATGAAGGTTGGCCTATCTTCGTCCTAGCTTGCATTGAATCTATTAGTTAATCCGAGGAGTATAATATGGAAAACAATATGAAGAACTTTGAAATTGACAAGTTTAACCTGGATACCGAGGCAGTTCGTCAGGCTAGCTTGTATGAATTCTATGCCACACAGCTTGCCGATGCCAAGGAAGCAAAGGATAGGGCAGACAACAAACTTGAACTTCTTGAAGCCCAGACCCAGCTCCGTCTCCGTGAAGAATTTGCTGCCAAGGGAGTCAAGGTCACTGAATCCATTGTGGGTGCCGCAGTAATTTGTGACCAGGCTGTTATTGAGGCAAAGGAAGCTCTTGTCCAGGCTACAAAGGCAGTGAATACATTGCAGGCAGCAGTAACTGCTATGTCACAGAAGTGTGAAATGATTGGCGTTCTTCAGCGTATGCAGTCTAACCGTTCCTACAATATGGAACCCACCTTTGATGGCAAGGGTACCCTGGAATATGCAGAGAAGATTCTGAACCAGCAGTTGAACTCAAAGGGTTAGTCCCTATAATTAAGAATGTAGGAAGGATAGTTCCAGAAACGCTGGAATGAACATAACCAAGCCTTCCGAATAACCAAGAAAAGGATAAGCAATATGGCTTTCAATCGCAATACTACTTTCTCACCTTCCGTCTATACCGCACAGCAGGGTCTTGCTAACGGTGAAAACGTAAACAATGGTGTAAACAATTCCGCCCACCAGGCTTTCAAGTTGCCGGAACATATCAAGTATTTCTCCTGGGGTAAGGAACCCGGTATGGTGTACTTCAATATCTTGCCTTTTATGGTCAAGGCGACCCAGAAGGCTACATTCCTGTATCACGTGGAAGTTCACGAACTTGCTAATCCGGCAGGTGGTCGTGCTCATCGTTACATCTGTCCCAAGAATGTAGGCAAGCGTTGCTCTATCTGCGAACAGAAGCAGGCTCTTGACAATGGCAACAACTATGACGAAATCAAGGCTTACATTCCCAAGCAGCGTACCATCTTCCTGGTTCAGCCGATTGTGAACGGCGTCCCGCAGAACGAAATTCAGTTCCTGGAATGTTCAAGACAGCAGAGAGGCAATGCAGCATTCCCGCAGAAGTTGATGGCAATGGCTACTATGATGGCTAACGGTCAGGGTGTGATTCCGTTCGCTGACCTTGATGTTGGTAGTGTTGTTTGTGTTCAGACTGTACAGGAAACCTTCAATGGTCACAAGTACGTCACTCCGGCAACCGTGATGTTCCAGAACCGAACCCAGCCGATTTCCGATGAAATCCTGGCAAAGATTCCTGACTACATTGAAGACATCTTCAACATTTCCGACAAGGATAATGACGAAATGGAAACCTTGATGGCTGGTGGCGATATTACTACGGCAGTCCAACCTGCTCCGGCACCGCAGCCTGCCCCACAGTATTCCAATAGCCAGGCACCTGCTATGGCTCCTAGTCAGCCCCAGTTTACCCAGCAGGCTCCTGCACCACAGCCTGCACCTACACCTGCTCCGCAGTCTGCACCGGTATTCAATCCTCCTCCGACCCAGGAGCAGTATGCGTACCAGAATGGTCAGTTGCCACAGCAATCTAGCTTCCAGCGTTCTGCTCCGCAGCCTGCCCAGGAACAGATGCCCGCGGGTCCTCTTACTATGGCAGATTTTGACAGAGACCCATATCAGGCACCTACCCGTAGCTTCCCTTCTGAAGCTCCGGCACAGGCTCCGATTAACAACGGCTTCGTTCGCTCTCGCCAGATGTAATTCTGATTAGATTAGGAGGCTGGCTTTCGGGTTAGTCTCCTTTTATTTTTGGTTTGAGGCTATAATATGGGTATTAAAGAATTGGAGAAATACTTTATGGAAGAAAAAGAAGTGAAAGAAAAAGAAAGATTCAGAACAGGCTGTGACTTGCTTGACATCCTATTGGGTGGTGAAAAGGGTGTATTCGGTCTACCTTTTGGTACCATCGTGAACATTAGAGGCGATTCCGGCTCCGGTAAATCCTTCTTGAAGAACGAAATCCTGGCAGCAAACTATTACCGTTACCGTGACCGATTCAAGTGGATTGGCGATGATACCGAACGTGGTGATACCTTCCAGACCAAGGATTTATATGGAGTTGAATTGACCTCAAAGGGTCATACGCTCCACGGTAGACTCAAGTCCGAAAAGACCGGAAAGATGGCAGATATTGACATCAAGTTTGACCATTCCAATACAGTCCAGGAAATGGATGCCCACTTGAGTATCTTCCTCTCTAGTATGAAGGAAAATGAGGTTGGCATCTATGCCATTGACTCTCTTGATGGTCTTACCGATGCTGGTGCCGAGGATGATGCAACCGCAAGAGCCCAACTCCTTGTAGCTGACAAGGATGTGAAGGACAAGGGCTCCTACAATATGGGTAAGCAGAAGTTCCTTTCCGGATTCTTTGCCAGCCAGTGTGGAAACCTTGATAAGCATAATTGTACTCTGATTATGACCTCCCAGTATCGTTCCGCTATTGGCTCTATGATTCCTGGTCAGAAGTCAGTCAGTGGTGGTATGGCTCTCAAGTATTACTGTAACTGCATCATTGACTTGACCACAGTACGTCCTATTGAAGCCAATGGCGAAAAGATTGGTGCTGTAGTTCGTGTAAGAAATAAGATGAAGGCTCGTTGCTCTAGACCGGACAGAGAAGTCTTCTACAGTGTGTACTTCACGAAGGGTATTGACAATATCGGCTCCAATGTTGACTACTTGTTCAACCTGCGTGATGATTCCGGAAAGCTGATTTCTACCGATGTATGCTGGGGTGGTGAAATGCCGACAAGGGATAACCTCAAGGAATGGCTGGAATCCAATGGTCTCCGTGACAAGTACAATATCTATGCAAAGTCAGTACTTGGTGCTGGTAGAATTGATGTCAACTGTGTATATGACTTTGCCCACAAATTCCACCCGGATGCTGCACCCCTCTATGATGCAGTCTACGGAAAGAAGATGACCAGAGATGAACTTCGTCACCTTTGTGAAACAAGCAAGGAAGACCGAAAGCTCCTCCGTCAGAAGGTCATTGACAAGTGGGAAGCCAAGGAAGATGCAGTATCCGCAGCAGTAAACTTTAACAAGGTCTTTGATTGTGACGACTAAATAATTTCAACAAAGGAGTAAAATATGCAACTCAAGAAAGTAAGAACTCTCATTCGCTGGATTGACAAGAAAAATGTCGGCTACTATGTGACCAAGGAATTCACCGGTGCTGAAACTGACGAAGCTCTCAAGGAAATTCAGAAGAAGTTCCTGGAAGATAAGAAGGCATCTGGTCTCTGTAGAATTACCATCCGTGAATTCTATGAGACCACTGCAATCCGTATTGACCCGATTTCCACTGAAACTATCGGCAAGGAAAATCTCAAGGCTATCAAGACTGCCATCAAGGACCTCCGGGAAGGCTTGACCAAGGAAGAGGTTTCCAAGATGCGAATTGGCATCATTGCCAACAAGGGTAAGTGCAAAGTCTTTAACGTCAAGTCCCATACCTGGGGTTAAACCCGGTTTAAATGGCGTTTGAGCTAGTTTCTTTCAATCCTGGGCTATATAAATAGTCCAGGATTTTCTTTATTTATAGCCGATTTATGACGGTTTTAAGAAAAATTAAAAATTTTTATTTTTACCCCTTGGAAATTCTCAAAAATAATTTTATATTTATGATGTAAAATTTAACAAGGAGTTAAAAATGTACAATACTATCAAGAAGCAATTTGAATATGTATGTGGCTACTGCACCCGTAAGGCAATTCCCTGTGAATGGGTTGGCGATGAACCTGTTAAGATGGTAACCGACCTGCCCAACCATAAGTCCTCTCGCTGTTGGGTACTTTATACCGGTCACTACATCTATCTCCAGTCCTATAATACCATCGTAAGTTGCTGGGATGCAGAAAAGAATGAACTTCGTGAATCCAAGCATTCCACGACTACTAGCAAGCAGCAGACATGGTTCCGTAACTTCCTCATTGCCGAAGGTCATAATCCGACTGTCAAGAGAGGCGAAAAGGTTGTATCCTATAATTATCTCAAAGAGGTTTAAAATGACAAATTCAGATTCTATCTCGTTCTATCACCTTGGTCTCTACAAGGCTACAGAAATCATTATCCGCACGAAATTGGAAAACAAGAAATCTATGTCAAGGGAAGAAATTTTGGATATCTTTGACCTCCAGAATAAAAACCTGGAAAAGTACAAGAAAGAATTGGAGAACAAGTAATGAAGATTACAGAAATTTTGGAAAAAGTTGCCGGAGCCGCTGGAATTGCCGAAAAGGTATCCATTCTCAAGAATGTAGATGAGCAACAGCGTAAGGTCCTTGATGAAATCTTTGACTGGGCATACAATCCTGACAAGATGTATGGGATTACGTCCAACCAGATTATCGGCTCAACCATTGCAGTTCTCAACACTCTGAATATTGGTGATTATTGGGAAGTCTGTAAAGCACATCTTGCAAGACTCGCTGATAGGAAGGATACTGGTTTGGCAGCGAAGAATACCGTACTGACTCTGTTGTCATACCTGGACAAGGAATCCCAGAACGTAATTCTCAACATTCTTGACAAGAACCTCAAGATTGGCGTGAGCCTTGAGACCTACCAGAAGGAAATCCTTGGTATCAAGCCTACCAAGTTCTCGGTAACTCTTGCCCAACATCTTGAAGATGTCAAGGGTGTAAATCCTATTGATGGAACCTGGTTTGCTTCTCGTAAGTGTGATGGTGTTCGCTGCGTAGCAAAGTTTGAAGATGGCAAGGTGACTTTCATCTCCCGCCAAGGCAAGGTATTCACTACTCTTGAAAACCTGAAGCCGGAAGTAAATAAATTCCTGGTAGGTATGGAAGGTACTTGGTATCTTGATGGCGAACTTTGTAAGATTGATGAGAATGGCGATGAACATTTTGACCAGATTGTTGGTGAATGTAAGAAGAAGGATTACACCATCTCTGAATGCTGCTATCAGCTCTTTGATATTTGCCCGGAATCTGTGTGGGAAGGTAAATGTAAAGGTGAGGACTTTGAAGGACGCTACGCCCGTTTAAACAGGTTCTATGAGGGTTACAAGTCCCAGAAGGATTCCAATTGCTTCATCAAGATTCTTGAACAGGAAATTATCCATTCCCAGGAAGATTTCAACCGTTGGGAAAAGAAGGTTGCCGATGGTAACTGGGAGGGCTTTATGCTCCGCAAGAATACCACCTTTGAAAAGGGCAGAACCAAAAATCTTCTGAAGGTCAAGAAATTCCACGATGCTGAATACAAGGTTGAAGGAGTTGAATTTGGAACCTTGACCACCGCAGAACCTGGCAAGGGTAACGTTGAATATGAAGGAGTAACAGCCCTGATTATCAGCCATAAGGGCTTCAAGGTTCACGTTGGTTCCGGTATGACAAAGGACCAGCGAAAAGAATGGTATTCCCACCCTACTCAAATTGTAGGAAAGACCATCTGTGTAAAGTACTTCCAAGAATCCAAGGATAAGGAAGGCAACTTGAGCCTCCGATTCCCAACCCTCAAGTATGTCTATGAAGGACAGCGTGAGGTATAAATCTAAAGGAGAAATATGAAAAACTTTGATACCATTGCAGCATTTGTATCTATGGCACTCTGCATTGTATTCCTGGCAATCTTCATCAAGGGTTGTTCCTATAATAACTATGACAAACCTATCATCTACAATGAGCACCAGGGTATGGAGTATTGCAAGGCTGACAGCACATGGTACAATGAAAATCTCATTGACCTGGTTTGCAAGGACTAGAGTATGATTACCGCAGAAGACAAGGGAAAGTTCCGTCAGCGTAAGGTCTGGACGGAATTCCGCAAGGAAATGAGGAAACTGCGAAAGGTTGACCCAATTACTGGGAGTAAGCTGACAAAGACATACAACCTACATCACTTATCGCAGAATAGCAAATACTATTGTAAACTTGACCCTGATAGGTTTGAATGTCTCAACAATCAAACCCACGATGTTGTTCACGCAATATTTGGATGTGAGGGTAAGCTGAAAAATTGGAGGCTCATTGTGTTAAGACTAATAACCGTCTTGAAAAAGATGGAAAAACTAACCAGACAGGATGATGCTGAAGATGATTTGTAATGGTATAAAAATACCTAGGCAATAAATACATACCTAGGTATTTTTGTTTGTTGGGATATTTTTATTTCTGAACTATGTGACCGTTGTCAACAACAATATAATTGTAACCGTTGACCATATCGGAAACTTGAATTCCAGCGTGACCTTGATATCTACCAGACTTGATACTAGGAATATATGCCACTACCTGCAACCATTCCTTCGCCCCCACATACACCCTATTTTGGTACTTTAAGACCGCATTGACTTCAACTACACAGAAGTCACCATTGTCCCAAGCTTCTTTGACCTTTGAGTAATCGGTAATTCCGTATTCATACTCGTCCGCACCTTCATATTCAACCTGGAGCCAAACCACACTAGCACCACCAGAACCTCCACCTACCTGAACCTCAACCCAGGAGTTATTCTTTCGGGCATAGGACTTTGAATCCTTTTGTGCATCATTGATTTTCTCGTCAAGTTCAGGTTTTACGATTTCCTTTACCATTCTTTCCATTTTTAACTCCTTAAAATGTAAACCATCCATCTTCTTCTTCACCCCACCCATTCAAAAGTTGAACACCATTGGTGAAAGAAAACTGGGTGATTTGGTTTCCTTCAATCTCACCACTCGTATGAACTACAAGATATCCTCTTTCAATATCTCTTGAATTTAACCTGGAGTAATCAACATAGACGATATCGCCTCTATCCCAAGCTGCTTTCACATCCTCAAAGGGAGTCACGTCAAATACAGCCTCAAACAAACCAGGACCACTTCCACCAGAAACTTCCTCCCAATTTTTGTTCTTACGGGCATACTGCTTGTCATCAGCAGGAGCTTCACCAATCTTCTTGTCAAGTTCAGGTTTTACGATTTCTTTAACCATTCTTTCCATAATTATTCACTCCATGTGTTGTCGCTGAACAGGATTTTTGAGAATGCACCAAATACGTATGCGGAACATCCTGGTTTTTCAAGGTTAGTGGCATCAGGTACAAATGCAGTAAGTAAGTTCCACTTATCGTAAAATACTTCCACCTCCGCCTCCATTTGAGAGTAATGTTCCTTAATCATAACCATTTTGTGATTGTTGAAATATGCATCAACCATTGCATAAGTCAACCCGGTTGTACTTTCAAATTGTACAAAGTCACCGCCAGATGAACCACCACCGGAAACTTCAGTCCAAGACTTGTCGGTTCTTACATACTGCTTATCATCAGCAGGAGCATCGTTGACCTTCTTGTCAAGTTCTGGCTTGACCATTTCTATTACCATTCTTTCCATTTTGTTTCTCCTAGGTTTGTACCTATAATTAATAAATAATAAGGTACATCATTAAACCGAGGCAAAATCAATGATGGTAAACCTCTATAATTGTATCAAGGCCGGTTAGCTCAACTGGATAGAGCAACGGACTTCTAATCCGTAGGTTGTGGGTTCAAATCCCGCACCGGTCATATCTTTTGAGGAACAAATGTTTAAAGAAGTTGAAATCAATAATTTTCAGAGCCATCACAAGACAAGGCTGAATCTTTCTGAAGGAATCAACCTGTTTACTGGTAACTCGGACTGTGGCAAGTCCGCCATAATGAGAGCGATATTGTGGACAATTACCAATAGACCTTCCGGTGACTCATATGTTAGCAACGCCATCAAGGATTCCAAGGGTAAGGTTAAAGGAGAGACCTCCGTGACCATTGATGGCGTTGCTAGAATCAAGGGTAAGGATTTCAATGGATATGATGTTGAAGGTATCAAGTATGAGGCCTTGAGAACAGATGTTCCGGCTGACATCTCCGACAAGTTGAATATCAAGGACGTGAACATCCAGCGTCAGCTTGATGGTCCTTTTATGCTTTCCAACACTCCTGGTGAGAATGCAAAGTATATCAACAGCCTGGTGAACCTTGAAGTCATTGATGATGCTAACTACTGGGTCTCCTCCAAGTACAGAGATGCAAAGACCGAATTGAAGTATCTTTCTGAATCCATTGATGAACTGGAAAAGAAGCTATATGATGAAGAAAAGATTCAGAAACTCCAGGAAATCTGTGATAATTTAAATGCTTTAAGGAGCAGGGAGCAGGATTTGCTTTCCCAGATTAACCGAGTATTCTCTGAAATCTGTGAATTTGAAAATCTTGTGAATTCTATGCCGGATGAAAATAAGGTACATTCTCTTTACAATTACATTGGATACCTTGAAGACTCAAATTCCAAGAGTGGTAATGTTTATCGTGAAATCAGCAGCCTTCAGGATTCTATCAGCAAGGTCAATGAATATGCCTGGAGATTACCGTCAGAAACAGCCGTAGAATCGCTTGAAAATAAGTTAGGGTATATTTATACCTCCCTGGAAAAACAAAACAATCTATCGGCAATTGCAATGGATTTAATCAGGCAGATTTCAGTAATTGATAGAATCAAGTTGCCGGATATAGATAAGGTATCAAGGCTGGATTCTATCGCTGCCAACATTAGTAGTATGGAAGAAAGTATCTATGCCCTTTCCAATGATATTGGAGGCATTGCAAGGTCATCAGCATCTGTGAATTCCAATAATTCAAGGATTATGCACTTACAGCCTCTGCTTGATGATGCCCAGGAAGAATTGAAGGCAACTGCATGTCCGCTATGTGGTAGGCGAGATTGCTCGGATTCTTATCGCAACTGGATTGATAGATAATTTTGATTCCTGGGCGGTTGCCTGGGAATTTTTAATTATTTTTATTTTTACCCCTTGGAAATTCTTCAAAATAATTTTATATTTAAGATGTAAAATTTAACAAGGAGATTTAAGATGTACAAGGTTCGCAGATTCTACTGGAAGCGTGATGATGGAGAAACCTCCCCTCTCTATCTCACCTACCTGAATGCCGAGGTTAAGGCTGTTATAGACTGTCACCGTCACTATGGTGATAGTCTCAGGGATTGTGTTGTGGGTCGTTCCTGGGAGAAACATTACAATATCCTCGTAAAGGAGGTTTAAGATGAAGGTACGATTTGAAAATTTCCTTCGTGAGAAGTGTGAAGTGTGTGGCAAGCCAGCGAAGTGGAGGTGCGACAAGCAAGATGACGTGAATTGTTATTTGTCGCAACCCTGTGTATTTCATTACTACTGCGACAAGTG